TATACAAGATGAGAAAATTGAAAAGAGAGCAAATTCAGTTACAAAAACTTATGATGATTTAATTAAAATGGGATATCAATGGACAATAGATAAGTCTAAAGTTGATATGTATGAACTTAAAAAGAAACTATACTTAGCTATGGTATCAGTTAACATATTAGAGGGTTTAAGATTTTATGTTTCATTTGCTTGTTCATTTGCCTTTGGTGAATTAAAGAAACTAGAAGGCTCAGCAAAGATTATATCTTTTATTGCTAGAGATGAAAGTCAACATTTGGCTATGTCACAAAGAATTATTAATAATTGGAAAGATTATGAAAATGATAAAGATATGTTAAAGATTATAAAAGAAACAGAAAAAGAAGTTTATCAAATGTATGATGACGCTGTACAGGAAGAAAAACGTTGGGCAACTTATTTGTTTTCTCAAGGTTCAATGATTGGTTTATCAGAAAAACTATTACATCAATTTGTAGAATATACTGCTAATAGAAGAATGAGAGGCATACAATTAACACCTGCTTATGACCAAAAGGCTAATCCATTACCTTGGACAGATCATTGGTTAAATAGTAGATCAACACAAAATGCTCCACAAGAAACAGAAATAGAATCATATGTTATAGGTGGAATAAAACAAGACGTTAAAAAAGATCAATTCAAATCGTTTAAACTATAATGATAGAAAAAAGACAAAAAACTTGCTCTAGTTGCGAAACTAAATATACAGTAGAATGGGATATTGAGGTACAAGACCTTGAGCCATTAACTTGTCCATTTTGTGGACGTGAGGTAGATGAACTAGAAGATGATGACGAAGAAGAAATTTGGACAAACGAATCCGAAGACGATAATTGGAATTGATTATAGTTTAAATAGTCCAGCTGTCTGTGTATCTACAAACGGCGGCACTTCATTTAGTGATTGTTACTTTTATTATTTAACTAATAAAAAAAAGTATATAGGTAAAATGTTAGAGAATGTTATTGGTTATGAACATAAAGAATATAATGGTCCTATTGAAAGATTTAAAAACTTATCTGATTGGGTATTACATATACTTGATACACTCCATAAAAAACAAACAGACAAAGATATTTTTATTGAGGGATACTCATATGGTTCAAAAGGCCAAGCAATTTTTCAAATTGCTGAAAACGGTGGTATTCTTAAATACAGATTACAAAAAAGATATAATTGTAGAACGATTGTGCCTAGTGTTATTAAAAAACACGCTACAGGCAAAGGTAATGCCGATAAAGAAAAAATGTATGAACAATTTACAAGAACACAAGGTGTTGATTTAATGAAAGTATTTGATGTACAAAAGCTAAACAATCCTATTACAGATATTGTAGATAGTTATTATATAATGAGAGCAGGTTATGAAGATAGCATTAGTAACAACATTTAACGAAAAACTTTACGAGTATTATGCTCATAGATTTATAGCAACTTATTGTTGGCCATTTGATTGTTATATTTACCACGAAGGCTGGACACCAAAATATTTAAATGATTTATCTCACTTTAAATTAAGAAACATACACGAAACCAATCCAGAGTTAAATGCCTTTATTCATAGAAATCTATCCAGAAATGTAGGTAGTGTGGATGTAAATAACCCTAGTAGAATAGTTGAGGGTGCTAATTATAAAATGGATGCTATTAGATTTTGTTACAAGATATTTGCTAAGACACATCTAATGCTTGATTGTGATTATGATTATGTATTTTGGGTTGACGCTGATATAGTATTTAAAAAGACTATTACTGAACAAGAAGTAGTAAATAAATTTTTACCACAAGACCAAAGTATATCTTTTATTGATAGACCTAGTTATTATAGTGAATGTGGCTTTGTAGGTTACAATCTTACAAAACCTGCCACAAAAAGGTTTATATATAATTTAAGAGAACACTATACAAAAGACTTATTATTCCAAGAAAGAGAATGGCATGATAGTTATGTTTGGGATTGTGTTAGAAAGAAATGGCTAATAGGTGAACCACAATATAATTTAGCACCAACTATTAGAAAGGTTGGTAATCCTTGGCCAGATACTCCTATGAGTGAGTATGCTGACCACTTAAAAGGTAAAAAACGAAAAGATGCAGGAGTGATGTTAAAATGAAAGCAGGTAAAATATGGGGTCAGACAGAATTGATCCATGCTAATGGAGTTTTAGAATTTCATAGAATAGAATATAAAAAGAATGTAGCTTGTTCTAAACATAAACACAGTTTTAAATGGAACGGGTTCTTTGTAGAGTCAGGCAAGATGATGGTAAAAGTCTGGCAAAAAGATTATGATTTAGTTGATGAAACAATATTAAACGCTGGTGATTTTATGAGAGTAAAACCTGGAGTATTTCATCAATTTATAGGATTAGAAGATGGTGTAGCATTTGAATTATATTGGGCAGAATTTGATCACAATGATATTCAAAGAGAATCAGTTGGTTCAAAAGTAAATGAAAACCCACAAGAACCTTTATTAGTTACGGGCTATAAGAATGATTAGAGTTTTTATAGGTTATGATGATAATGAAAAGGTGGCATTTAGTGTATTAAGCCACAGTTTACTTAAACACTCAACACAACCTATAGCAATCACTCCAATACGATTACAAAATATTAAAGATGTATTTGTAAGAGAAAGATTACCAATACAATCAACTGAATTTGCCTTTAGTAGATTTTTGGTACCTCATCTTTGTAACTATTCAGGTCACGCTATCTTTATGGATTGTGATATGTTGGCTCGTGCTGACATATCTTTATTATGGCGACAAAGAACTACCAAGTATGCCGTTCAATGTGTACAACACGACTATACACCAAATAGTACCATTAAGTTTATGAATCAACCACAAACAGTTTACCCTAAAAAGAACTGGTCAAGTATGATGATATTTAATAATGCCTTATGTAAAACACTAACACCAGATTATGTCAATAGTGCTAGTGGCTTAGAACTTCATCAATTTAAATGGTTAGAAAGTGAAGAATTAATAGGTAATATTGATGTAGAATGGAATCATTTAGTTGGTGAATATGAATATAATTACGCCGCTAAATTAGTACATTTTACCGAAGGCGGTCCTTATTTTAAAAAATACAAAGATTGCCATTATAACGAAGAATGGTTTGAAACATTTGAAGAAACAACGAAGATTGATATGTAATGAATGTAATTGACGTTTATAGTAAAACTACAGCTAAGGGTGGATTTAAATATGATTTAATGAAGGCCTTTTATGATGGTGTAAACAGAATAAAAAATAAAGACTGGAGAGCCAATTTAGTTGAAAAATATGAAATGTCAAATGGCGATTACGCCTTTTGTTTTAATTTTCAAAGAGATGTTCCTAGAAGTAGACCTGGTTTAGATTTAAGAAAAAAAATAATAAACAGATATGAACCACCTGGTAAAATATTTTATTACGATAGTAATGTTTTGGTATCATACGAAAAAGTAAAACACCATCCTATAACTTCTTATGTTAGAATAGCTTTTGGTAATGTATATCCCGATAAAGCAAAATACTTTAATCATTATCCATCACCAGAAAGATGGAATATAATGAAAGATAGATTAAAAATAGATGTTAAAGACTATGATAAATCAGGTGACCAAATTTATATAAGTTGTAATAGGGGTAGTGGTGGTTATTCTGCCTTTGGTAAAAATGCCGCTCAATGGGCTATTGACACAACAATGTTGTTAAGACAATATACAAAAAGACCAATTGCTATTAGATTACATAGTGGTCAAGGATACCCTACATATAAAGAAGATGTGAGAAGACTATATGATTTTGCTAAGGGTAAAAACGATATTGTAATACATAGTCCAGATAACAATTACCCTAATTTATTAGAACAGATTAAAAAAAGTTATGCTGTTGTAGTATTTACATCATCATCTGGAGCGCCTGCCGTTATAGAGGGTAAACCTTTATTTGTAACTCATCAATCAAGTTATTTACACCCTATGAATGCTGGTCATTTAAGTGACATAGAAAACCCTAATTTAAATTTAGATAGAGATAAATTTTTATATGGTCTAGGTGAAAGTCATTGGACTTTACAAGATATAGAAAATGGTTTATACTTTAAAAAGTTTTTGGAGAATACTATATGAGTGAAGAAGTAGATAATCCACATTTAAAATA